CCTGATATCCGCGAAGATCGAGCGCGTTGGCGCCGTAGCCGTTTTCGGTAAAGTCCACCGCTTGCATACCGGCCTGGGGGAAACGCTCGCCGTTCTTTTGATAGAACTCGTTCAGCGCCTGGGTGCGCTCGAACACCTTGAACAATCCGCGCTCAACAATGATTTTGCTGATGGTGCCCGCCGTGGGAAACATGAATACGGCGTTAATGGCGGCGGCGGTGGGCGCGTTGAATGGCAAGTCAGATATTTCAAGATCTCCACTTCCCCCGCTCGTGCGGTTGTGTGTGGTGACGTGCATTACTGTGCCCACGCCTTCCGCGCCTGCGGCGCTTTGGGTTGCGTAAACATCCAGTGATGGGGTTACCGCATCGGCGGCAATATCAACTTCAAGATACAGCGCGCCGATCCTTTCGCCGCTGGCGCCGCGTACACCGGTGTTAATGCCGGTCACTTCTTCCATGGCTCGGGATTGCAGGGCTTTACGGTCCAGCGGGATATACAGAATACCGGCGAAGGCTTCCAATCCGTAAAACTGGTTGATTTTGTCACGCTGCGCGGCGGTGTAACGATGAACCGTTTTGTTATTCGCAATCAGGCGAACCTCGGTCATGTTTGCCAACGTCATGTTGGTGACCAGGGCAATATCGTGGTACTTGCTGCCGATTGCAAAACGAACCGTGGCTGTCTGGCCGGCTGCTACGCCTTCGGGCGATTGAACCTTTTTAAAGATGCGTTGACCCATGATCAGCCCCCCTTAACGACGTTGGCAACCTGACCCAGGCCGGCGACTTTCGCGCCGTAAACCAGCCCGCCGACAACAATCGACGCGGCTACAATCGTGGTCATCTGCTTTCGATCCACGTTTGTATTAATCCAATTCATAATTCCGTTCATGTCGCTGGCTCCCGCCGTTAACGTTGGTCACAGTAAAATGCCCGTGCGGGCTGTGTGACTGTCGTTTTAGCGGGAATCGGTAAAGCAGGGAAACGCCCGAACCTAATAGGTCCGGGTTTCGTTCAGGCGGTGAATTTCTTCCATTTTGTGCTGATTCTCTCGACGCCTTGCGGGCCTTTTTTAAAGAAGGTTAGCGGCGGTAAGGCTTCCAGTTCTTCGGATTTTATGCCGGTTGCGCGGTACATGTAACGGGCATCGTGGTCCTCGTGAAGCCCTATGTATCGGTATCCCGGTTGGGTTATCAGCGCTTTCGGTATCTCCTGACAGCGCTGTGTGGTGATGAACAGAATGGCGCCGTACTTTCGGCCCCTGACAATCAATTTTCGCAACCATGGCGGCAGCTTCTGGCCCATGCCCTGATCTGCCATTTCTTCCAGTATCACGTAGGTTTCGTGGCTTCCATCCAGCAACCGCCACACACACTCACAGAACCACATAAACGTTTCTGGGCTGTCGTCACCTGACCACCCGACCCTATAAGGTTTACCGTCCCGGTCTGCTGCAGCCAGCGCTCGCATGAACGGGCCTTTTTTATAGTAGCGTTTGCACTTGTGATCTTTGTCGACATCCCAGAACACGGCGCGTATGCCGCTGGCCGGGATCAGTTCGTTTCGCATCAACTGCGATTTACCGCCGCCTGTTTTTGCGCCTACGAAACAGTGGCGGTTTTCAAGGTCACTGTTTTCATTGATCGCCATTTTCTGGCCCTGCTTTCTTCTGCGCTTGCTGCTTTGCAGCTTCCACCACGCTTGCCTCTGCATCCCGTGCCACGGCAATGGTTACGCCCATGTACACGCCCGCCGCGATGTACGGCTGCACCGCTTCCATCCACGCGGGCACTTCACCGCCCCATTTTTCGGCCAGGCCATAAAAAGCGTCTTCGCCTTCCTGCTGGTTTACCATTTCTTTCAGCGCTACGTGTGGGCACTGGGTGCGGTTGACCATCCACAAAAAACTCCCGTTCATCTTCGCGGCCAGCGCTTCGGCCCGCTTCACTTCGGATGCGTCTGGCTGGCTGTTGACGCGCTCTTGTTCGGCTTCCTGCGCTTCAAATTCTTCGATGAATTCTCCTAGGCCGTGTTCTTCTTCTTGTTCGCTGATCTGCTCTGCTGCTTTTGACATTGTTTTGCTCCTGATTAGGTTAATAATGCCAGCGCAACGGCGCCGACCATGGCGGCAACGCCAATAAACCCGGCCTTATTAGGTTCGGACCCCTGACGTTGCGCGGCTTCCGGCGCTGCTTTGGGTGCCGGTTCTTCTGCGGGTTTTTCCGGTACCACGTCCGGTACCGGCTCGTTTTGCAGCGGGTGCGGGATCATATCGGCCCCGGTTGGCTGCATTTCCTTTAACCATTTGACCTGCTGCAACTTGCCGCTGGACTGGTTCGCGCCGCACTCGCAGCGGAAATACAGCAAGCCGGCGCGGTTACCGGTTTGTACTTGGTAGAACCGCCCCAGTGTTTCGCACACGCCGCAGTGCTTTGTGCCTACGGGTTTTCTGTTGTCTTTTGCTCTAGGCATCTTTTCACCTCCCTGGCGGCTAGCTGTTCAATCAGCGCCGCCGCTTCCTGTATTGTCTCGCGAGCAACGGCCGGCAATAGTGCCGGGTATTTCGCCGCCTTCACTTTTCGCGCCAATGCTCTGGCCCGCCCGTACAGCTCCACATCGTTCATATTTTTACATTCCTGTGCTTTTTGGTTTCCTGATCCCATAGCGCCTGGCGCATTTTGTCGGCTCCGTAGCATGGCCCGCAGATTTTTCCGCTGCCGATTACCTGATCATGCGTATAGCGCCGGCAGTTCTTGCACCGATAAGCCGTAAAAAGTTGCATCATTTAAATCCTCGTCGTTACAGGCCACGGCCACGTAATCGGCCATGGCAAACCACGCGGCCAGATCTCCCGCGCTGGCCTCCAATCGGCCACGGTTACGCCGCAGCCACTGTTGCCGGCGCCAGTTCTCAAGCCAAAGGCTGTTTTGCGGTTCGGCTGTCCAGCCCTTGCGCTTTGCCCAGTCAAAAAACTGGGTTTGCTGCGCCGGGGTCTTGAATATCACGCCGTATTTGCTGGTTTTTGCCAGCGGTTCGATTTCGCCGCGCACCTGCTCCAGCAACTCGCCTATTTTCTTTCGCTTCGGCTTTGTGATCGCCGCGTCAAGATCGCTTTTGAGTCGTTCGCGGCGCTGTATTTTTTCGCCGTGTTTTTTGTTCCAAATCTCGTTGGCTTCGGCCAATAGCCAGCCCATCATTCCGACCTGGTGCCGTTCGGATTCGATCCAGCCAGGAGCGCGAGCGCGGGCGCTGATGCCGTATCGGTTGCCGCGTATTTCGCCCTGATCGTTCTGGCCCTGGCCCTTGCTGACATAGCCCGCCGCTTTTGCGACATAGCCGCCTGCTTTTTGCGGGTCTGTGATTTTTTCCAGGTGATTGAATCCGTGGCCCCACAATTTCTCAAGCCGCGCCGCCCAGGCGGGAAAATGCTTTTGTGACACGCGCCATTTCATCAATAAATGAATGTGCGGGTTGGTGAGCAGTTCGCCATGTTCATCGGCCACCGGGCGCGAAAATTCCTTTTTCCAACATTTCTCGCTCATATTCGGTGCCTCTGCTACCCACAGATAGCCCAGCGGCTCGCGCCACCATTTCAAAGGGGTAAACGGTAGGCTGCCCGCGTATTGCTCTTTCAGTACGCGGTACGCCCGCCGTGGGCATTTTGGCCGTGTCTTGTAATAACGCACCGGTGTAAACGCCACGCCCTTCTTTTTCACCAATTCGGCTTCGGCTTCGGCGCAATACATGGCCCTTGAGCCTGCAACCTTGACCACAGCCCCGGCGCTGTCCCGGTACTGCCAGCCGCGTTGGTACATCTTGTTCGCTGCATCAAAAAAGCGGCCCGCCTCGTTTTGAACGGAAAAGGCCCAGGTTTCGCGCATCGGGGTGAACAGGGCGCCTGATTCGGGGTGCCGCATTTCGCCGGTCATAACGTGCTGTTCTGTGATGTTGTAGGCCGGGGTTTCCCCGTCTACCTGGTACTGGATACCCAACGGCCCCTGTTTTGCGCGGGCTGCATCAACGGGAAATTGTGAATACCCGTTTTTACTAACCGGGTACTTCGGCACGATGACGCGGGTTTTCAGTTTGTCGCGGGCTTCGGCGGATAACGTCAGAGTGGCGAACGTGGAATAACCGCCGCGCTGGCAGGCCATGAAATAGCAGGATTCAGAAATTTTGCGCGCGGCCCGCTGGGTGAGCATTTTGGTTATCCGGTCGCCTTCGTTCGCGGGCAAGTCGGCCGTGCACCCTGGCCGGGTTTCCATCCTGATTCTGCTTTCTCCGGCCCATTCGCGGCCCTCGACCACGGCCCAGGTTCCGGCTTGTTTTAAATCGGGTGAAAAGTGCGGCGCTTCGCTGTCCAGTTGCACTGGAACGGGCTTTGGCCCGTGTGTTTTCCGGTTGAAATACGCGCCGGTTAAACCAGGGTGCCGGTCTGTCGAACTTTTCGGCGCCTTGACTAGCCTATTAGCGCTTGCGCTTCGCGCCTGCGCCACTGCCGCCCGTAAGCTGCGCTCCCGTTCGTCAGCCACAGAAAAAAACCGGGACGCATTTTCAGCGGCCCGGTTAATGGCTTCGGTTGATGTGTAACTATCGATCACCGGTTACCACACATTCTATTGATAGCTGCAGCCAAGTGATTTCTAAATTTCCACGGCCTGGCGCGATTAAACTCATTGCGCAGCTGCCAACGTCTAAACTCTCCAACGTGCGCTACGTGGTCATTGCCCATACTGCAATGAACTAAACCGGGTACCCCTTCCAATACCTGCACTGTTGTCGTGTTATGGCTACCCACTGATGCGCCGCCCATTAGGAGAAAACCCCAATTACCTGAAATAAATGGGTGACAAAAAACCCAAAACCCGCAATAAGAGCAGCAAAACCCAAGCCTCCAACCGCAACCCTTGGAATGTCCCCCTTCGTTCTGATCCATGACGGATCAGCAACGTGCAACATCACAAGAACCACAACGACGATTAGCAACCACAGACCAAACGTTAAAAGGATAAAATCGCTCATGAATACACCGCCCGCGTCAGAAATTTATAGATATTTAACGCTTTAATTGCTCGCCTTTCCGATGCTTCATAACGTGCCCGGGCCCGCTGTTCCGGTGAGCTTTGTGGCACCTGGTGCGATAACCACGCGTTCAAATCTAAGATAGCTTCCCGGCTCAAGTGCTGCGCTATATAACGGGCGTCTTCAACTGCATTTCTATCAATCGCCTGATGTTCGGCGGCTTTAAATTCTGGATTTTCCATAGTGCTTTGCTCCCACAAATACGACTCGACGCTGAACGCCAAAAAAAGGCAGGTTAGGGCTATAACTGGCTTCAAAACCGCCCCTTTAATCGTTGGCCCCAATCCGCGGCATCGCCAACGGCTTGCCATAGCTTCCGGCGCTGCGGTTCTGGAATAACCGCCCAGTCGCGGCCAGCGTAAGACGCCGACACTTTGGCCAGGTCACAAAATAGGGTTTGTTCGGTGGGTGTGGATTCGGCCCAGAACCGGGCCTGACGTGGTGAGACTTCGCGCAGCCCCCACGACTTCAGAACCTTGCGCAGTTGCTCCGGGCCTCTCACGTTTTGGAACTGATGATTCAGCTTGGCGATTGCTTCGCCCTGGGCGTGAACGGTTGGCCCTTTAAAGTCTTGATCGATGATTGTGACGGTTTGCATATCGTTTCCCCTGGTCGTTAAAAGCCCCCTGAAAAGATCGCCCGGTAGCTAGCCGGGCAGGGTTCAGGGGAACCACGAACAAACAATACTCAACATTTGTTGCGTACTCAACAGCCGTTGAAATGCTTACTCAACAACTGTTGTCTACACTTAGGCTAAATTGGTCGCCCAGGGCGAAAATATGAAAAATGTAGGTCAAGAACTATTGACAATGCTACAAACACAATATGACGGGGCCAGCCTTCACGCTTTGCACCATATATTGTGTGTTAGCCATCAAAACGTGTACCAGATCGCAAAGGGTGAACGGCACATGGCAACTGACACAATATTAATATCTTGCGACTGTCTGGGCCTTGATCCGCGCCCGTGGCTCATTCAAGCCGAAATTGACGTGTGCAAAACGCCCAAAAGGCGACAAATTCTTATGCGGATATTGGAGGACTTGGAACCGGCTATAACCCGCGCCGTTGTGGGGTTTGTGGCTCTTTTCGGGGTAGGGTTGTTCGGTGCTTTTCCGCTTTGAACACCTTATACATTATGCGCAGTTGTGGATAAAACCACCGCCGCGCCTGGGTGATGTACGCTGCCAAAAACTGCCCGAAACGCTCCGTTTTAATTCCTTTTTCATCGTCCAATTCTCTCTGTTATTTCCATCTGATCTAAAACTCCGCCTTTCGGCTGCGGATTCCCTGCGGCTGTCTGATACGGGATTTTTGATCTTATGCGTTATTTTTCAGATCGTTTTTTCATAACAGGTGGTACTGATATGAAGAAAAAATCTACTCGCGGACGAAAACAAACTGTCTGTTTTCGTCTCAATGTGGGTGATTCGTTCGTGTTGTTGCGTCCTGAAAACGCGGCCGCGTTGGCTGGGGTATCCGTTAAGACGGTGTATCACTGGATTGCGGGCACGAAAACACCGCGGCCTCAGGTGCTGCAGCTTCTGGAGATTCGGTCCGGTGGCTTGTTTCCGTGGAAAGGCTGGGAGGGTTGGCGAATGGAAACCGGCACGGGTCGGCTGATCGCTCCGAACGGTTATTCATTCAATTCGGGTGAGCTTGCGTGGTGGTCTTTGGAAAAGGCGCTACGGGTTGAGCTGCAGCGGGAAAACGCGGGCTTGCGTATACAGCTGGAAACGCTGCGGCAGGAACGGCATCAAGAGGCGATTAATCACAATTTGATTCGATTCCCCAGGGCGACCAAAAACAGGGCGTAATTGGCTTTATTTGGCCCGGCCCTGCAATTTCTCGATTGTGCGTAAACCGCCCAGACCCAATAGGGAAACCAGTACCGTGATTAAGTTTTCCATGGCCAGTTCTGGCGGTAACGGGGTGCCGGGTGAATGGATCGACATTCCCCAGGCGATCAGATCACGGGCTATAAAGGAGTAGCCCAGCGCAGCACCGCAGACCCACCCAATAAACGGGCGCCACCCAGCGACAAAGATGCTGCGGTGTGCGGCCTCGATTTTGTTGATCTCGGCTTGCAGTATGTGCGGCTGCTGCGCAATTTTCGCTAGCACGGCGCGCCCTTGCTCGCGCTCGTCATCGCTGGTAAACACTTTATCAAAAACGTTTCCCAGCGCCTCGATAGGCTCCGCTGCGCCACTGCCAAACAACTTGCCCATGATCGACATTAGCCGCGCCCCGCTTCAATCGCATTCAGTCGCCGGCTGTGATCGTTCAACCGGGTTTCGTGGCGCTCGTGGGTGCGGGTGATGTAGGCGATATGCACACGCATGACCGCCCAGGTTGAACCGCCGCTGGCGCTGGCAATTAACGCGATAGCCTGCACAATCGTTAGCCCTTCCATGCTAAAAAACCCCGTCCAAAAATCCGTTGATCGAATCGCCGAAACCAGACCGCGCCGCCTCTACGGTGTCGACGGTGACGGACAGTTTCCCGCCGTCAAATTTTGTTGTTACGGCGTCGCCTATACCGGCTTTTGCGGTTTTGCCCCAGGCGAACCCGGCAGCGGCGCCCAACACAAACCCAACCGCGACCCATGGAACAACCTGGCTATTCATCGTTCCACCAGTCGTAAAGGTCGGTTCCTAATGTGCCTTTTCCATCGGTAAACACGTCATAGACCCCATGGAATCCACGGTTAACGATGTTTTCAGGGTTGACAGGGTTTACGGCCTGGCCCACGGCGGCCACGGCATCGCCGGCCTGGCGTTTGACGTACCAGCTCCCCAGCAACACCACGCCGGCGGCAATGGCTACGGTTTTGGGTGTGAATTTCATTTTAGAGCCTCGACGCTTGCGCGGCGCTTAGGCGTTTCTGTGCGCTGGCGCTGGCTGTTTGGCGGAAAATGGATACGGCCACGAACAACACGCCGCCGTAGACAATCAAGTTTCTCATGCTCATGCGATAGCCTCGTTAATGCCTAAATAGTTGCCATTGATGCGTGACCATAGCGCCACGGCTTCGGTCTGGCGCACGTCCAGGTGCACCATATTGCCCGGCCTGGTGTCGGTATAAAGCCCGATCCCCGAAAAGCCCGCCTGCTTTGCGCACCTCAGCGCCCTTGCCCGGTCTGCGCGGGTGCTCATATAGCGATAGCCCGAACGGCCCGCCGGTACTTTGGGGAACAGATCCACGGCCAACACTTTGCCCCATCGGTCGATGTTGTGCTGACTGGTATCCCCTGGCCCCAGGTGCCGGCCAATGCCGCCCGCGGCCGGGCTCACTTCTACGGGCGCGCCCCACAAGCCCCTGAATTTATCCAGTTTTTGCAGTAGCTCGCGGCTCATATCTGGCCACCATGGGCCAAATTCGCTTGGTTCAAAATATTGCATTATGCGCCCCTGGTCGGTTTCCCCTGGCGCGTGTGCGCCGGGTGTGTCGCTGTCCCAACTGCGCGCCACGGCGCTTGGCTCGACGCTTTTAACGGCTAAATACAGGCCGGCGCCCAGGGCGCTGATAATGAAAAGCTGCATCATTAGCAGCCCGATACGACAAGCGGCGTCGATACTTCTACCCGGCCATAGACTTCGGCTGTCACTCCGGCATCTGCGGCCGTGGTCATTTCAACCTGCATGGTGATGGGTGTTTCACCGGCCACGCCGCCCAGGTTTAAATCCAGGGTGTCCATGATCGCCGCGCCCGCGCCGCCAATGGCAATGTCTTTTGTACCCACTTGCACCGAACCGGCCAAAAAGCGCACGGTCGCCGCTCCGGCGGTACTGGCCGTACTCAACTTCAGCTTAAAACGGGCTTTTCCGCGCCGATAGGCGAGCATGGCCAAGTCTTCCAGGGTTGCCCCGAACGCCTGCGCGGTTTCGTGGGCAATGCCCACAGAATCCAGCGCCACGCCCGACACGCCAGGCTCCAGGGGTTGTACTGTTTTGGTGGTAAAGCTGCTCATAGTCTTAGCCCTTGGCCTTTAGGCCGTTGTCGATGGTGATGGTTATTTTTTGCGGGAAGACCGCGCTGAAATTGTCCGGTATTTTTGCCCCTGAGAACGTGGTATTGCCCGCGCTGATGGTTTTCGGCGTCTGTCCGCCCTCATTGTCGAACGTCACCGCATACACATGGTCTAGGTAGTCATCTGCCACAAATTTGCCCAGGTACAGTTCCAGCATTCCGCGCACAAGCTGCCCGTTCAGCGTTACCCGGCCCCGGCCATCCTGTTGCGACACAATCGCCGCCTCGGTGATGGTTTCGGAGGGCTTGAACATGTACCCACCGCCGCAGGTTTTAAACACGCCCACGCCGGTTCGAGTCCAGGTAAACAGGTTATAAATGCCCCACACGTTAAACGGTTCTTGTCGCACGTAAATTCTACGCGCCGGGCTGATCGCCACATTGCCCGCATAGCCGGTCAGCCCCGCTGTAGATACCAGTTCCAGGGTGTCTGGATCTAGCGCAATCACCGGATAACCCGCGGCGGCCCACTGCCCCACGATCAACCCATTTTCAGGAATAAACTGATGGATCTGCTTTTGTGACGGTGTTGTTAACTCTTTACCGGTATAACGCACCTCGCCGCTGATTTTTTCATAAATGCCCCACACTCGATCACTGTGCGCGACGAATATAAGAAACCGGCCACCGGCCACGGCGGCGCCCATGGCAGGCATGGCGCTGTTGATCCATTTGGGGGTGAAATAGCTTCGCCCTGCTTCGGCTAACGGGACTGTGATTGTGTCCTCTACGCCCAGGTTTGCCCCGACCCTTACAATGGCCGGATCGCCGATACCTTGCAGATCACCGCGCCCGCCCATCAACCACAGTTCGCCGCTGTCGTCGTTGGTGCCTGAAAAAGACTTGATATAAACAGCGCCGCCGCCCAGCAGCAGCCCCCTGGCGTTTGTATCGCCAAAACTTTGCACTTGCTGGGTTTTCAGGTTGTACAGGTCGAACTGGCCATAACGGCCGATTAAGACATCGCCGGTTTTTTCCTGAATCAACAAGCTGCTGGCCTGCGGCCCGGCAATACTAAATTCTTCGGTTTTAATTGCTTTTTCAAACGTCATTGGAACCGGGTCGGTAATCGTCACCTCGGCGGATAAATCCCATCGGGTATCATCTACAAACGTCCCGTCTGCTTTTCGTATGCCAGGGATCACGGTTATATTGCCCTGTACAATCTGCCGGCTGTAATCGCCTCGGCCAATGTTTAATACAATGGCAATTGCTCGATCTTGGTCTGTATTTTCAATTTCAAACGTTTTAAAGGCGCCCGGTCGGTACTTGTCGCCCGCTTCCATGGTTGTGCGCGTCCCGTCCACGATCACGGAAAATGGCCGGTCTGCAAACTTACAAAAAATATAATCACCGGATATGTTGACCGGCTGAATGCCGCCGGCGCTTAAACGCTTCGTATAGTCCTGGCCAGCCATTATGCGCCCCTATTTTTGAGTAGAATCAATCCGGCAATGGATACGCCGCCGATCAACAGGTATTTAGTGAGAGTTTCGACGGTTTGCCCCGCTTCGCTGCGGGTTGATTGCTGAGCAAACGCCAGCGCCCGGTCGGTGCCCTGGCTTAGAAATTGGAGCGCCTCACGGTTTGATGAATTGACGCTATCTATGGCGCCGCCGAATAAATCCTTAGTCAGTGCGCGGCTGTCTGCCACATCATCGTATGCGCGGTCGCCCAGGTTGAGCGCCAATTCTGCGCTGCGGGCGTTGGCGTTATCGGCAAATCCCAGCGCACCCGACACCGCGCCGTGGTCGGTGGCGATCACATCACCAATGGACAGCTCCGAATCAGCCAGGTTGATATTTTTCGCCAGCGATCCATTACCACCACCGGCGCTGTCGCCGTAGTCGATGTTATTGAAGTTGACGCTCTTACTTACCGTTTCATTGCTGCTGCTGCTACTGCTGCCCATGCTCGCGCCTCATGACTATTTCTGACTGATGCCAGCCGTTATTCTGTAATAAGCGCACAAACCCCGGCCGGGTGATGTGCGCGCGTAAATTTAGGTTGTTCCTGTGGGCCAGATCGCTGGCCCATTGAATGACCGCGCGGGTATTGATCCCGGCCCCGGCGACTAACACCAAATCTTGATCGCCATTGCTGTAACGCTCTAGCCGTATCAACAAATAGGTGGGTTTTGTGTGCGGGAACTGCCACAACTGCGCGGCCCCGCTATTCACTTGCGCCCGGTAGTCGTGCAAATCCCGCTCGCTGGCCCGCGCGGTCGCCAACACTTCGGCGGCTTCGGCGGACCACGGCACTATTTGCGGATTAATAGGAACGCCACAATTGCAATACCGGCTAATACCGGCATTGAGAGCCCTTGCGCCAATTGCACGGATTCTGGTACCGCGAAATTGAACGTTTGCATTCCCGAGCCTTCCGCGCTCCCGCCATCGGCGCCGCTGGTCGCACTGGAACTGGCGGATAACCCGCCGCCGCCGGTGAGTGAGCTCATTCCAGGAATCATACTGACCTCCGGACGACTAGATACCCGGTGATCAACAGGCCCCCGGCTATCCAATACTTATATTGGCCCCAAATATCCGCCACTTTTCCGCCGTTCCGGTACTGCTCCGGCCCATCGTTCGGGTCTTCGATTTGCGTGTCATACTGGGTTTCCGGGCGGTCGGCCGGATTGTTCGGCGCCGCCTGGGTGATTTCATCTTTAATTCTCTGGCTTGTGGCCTCGCTGGCAGCGTCCAGTAAATCACCGCCATAGCCTTCCAGAACTTCTAGCCATCCGGCCATGTTGATCCCCTATTTAGTCGCCCAGCACGCCGAGATATTCGGACACAAACGGCACTGTTGCCGCCGCGCTCATGGTCAACCGATAGCGGTAGTCCTGATATCCGCGAAGATCGAGCGCGTTGGCGCCGTAGCCGTTTTCGGTAAAGTCCACCGCTTGCATACCGGCCTGGGGGAAACGCTCGCCGTTCTTTTGATAGAACTCGTTCAGCGCCTGGGTGCG